AGTACTTTAAAAATAAAGAGGGTGCTGATCTAAAACCACCTGCTCCTAATCCTAGGACAAAGAAAGATGCTGGTCGTAAAAGATCCTTCTGTGCTCGTATGGGTGGAGTCAAGGGTCCTATGAAAGACAGTAAGGGTCGTCCTACCCGAAAAGCACTTGCACTACGTAAATGGAAATGCTGACTATGGCTAAACAAGGTCTCTACGCTAACATCCACGCTAAGCGTAAGCGTATCGCTGCTGGTTCTGGTGAGAAGATGCGTAAGCCTGGGAGTAAAGGTGCTCCCACAGCTAGCAACTTCAAGGCAGCTGCTAAAACTGCAAAACCTCAAAGAAAGCGTAGGTACGCAGCATGAATGCTCTGCCAAGCAACATTTACCGAAAGGAATTGTTGATCAAAAAATACGCTGGTAAAAAGAAAAAGAAAAAGAAGAAGTAAGCAACGTACGTTCATCCCTTAATGGGACGCAGGACGCCTGATCATGGAACGGGGGTCAGGTACTTCGGAATCATCATGACTGATCTTGAACTTTCTCAACGCATTCGTGAACAGAAGGCTGCCAAACGTGAAGCCAAACTGAAGTATCGTGGCGTTGCTTACAATAGTTTAAAAAAACTTGCCCCCTCAGAGGCGTATAATATCTGATTTTTCCTTGTAAACTCCAAGGAACGGTTTACGGACCTGAGACTGGAAAAACTCAGGGCTTGGCAGTGGAGCACCTCAGTGTAGGACTCCACTGTTATTGGCATTGGCCCGTTACGACGGACACCCTTTGCCGCAGCTGTGGTAATGAGACGCCCTAAGATCTCAAAATAATTTTATGGATCCTGTTCAGATTGCGTGGGCTTCTGGTCTTTTTGAAGGAGAAGGTTGTATACGTCGTCAACTAGAGATTGAGATGACTGATAAAGATGTCATCTACAAGTTCTGGGACATTATGAAATGCGGAAAAGTTTATTATCGTGAACGTCCAGACGTTAAGCCTACTTGGCGTTGGAGGGCTGGTAACAAGCAAGACGTAACTAAATGTCTGACAGCTATGCTTCCTTTCTTTGGAGACAGACGAGCCTACAAAGCTCTAAACATTCTAGATAGTATAGAGCTAGTTTAATTCTTTAACTATCTTTTTTTTTAACAATGGCTAACGCTACCCAAACTGCGCTAGGTCGTGCTAATCTTAGCACCGGCACTGGCTACGGTGGTGCTGGTGATAAGTACGAACTTTATCTCAAGCTGTTCAGCGGCGAGATGTTCAAAGGCTTTCAGCACAACACCATCGCTCGTGATCTGGTGATGAAGCGGACCCTCAAGTCCGGTAAGTCTCTTCAGTTCATCTACACTGGTCGTATGGACGCTGGTTTCCATACCCCCGGTACTCCCATCCTTGGCTCCGGTGATCCTCCGGTGGCTGAGAAGACCATTGTGGTGGATGACCTGCTGGTCTCCAGCGCATTCGTCTATGATCTCGATGAAACCCTGGCTCACTATGAGCTGCGTGGTGAGATCAGCCGTAAGATCGGTTATGCTCTGGCTGAGCATTATGACCGCCGTATCTTCCGTGCTATTGTCCGTGGTGCTCGCGCTGCCCACCCTGTGTCTGCTACCGGTAAGGTTGAGCCTGGTGGTACTCAGATTCAAATTGGTACTGGCGCTGGTACTACTGCTGATGCTCTTGACTCTGACAAGATCGTGGCTGCTTTCTTTGAAGCCGCTGCTGTTCTGGATGAGAAGGGTGTGTCTCAAGACGGACGTGTGGCTGTTCTTAGCCCCCGTCAGTACTACTCCCTGGTCGAGAACGTTGCTTCCAACGCTCTGATCAACCGCGACGAGCAAGGCACTGGTCTGCAGTCCGGTCAAGGTATCATGTCGATTGCTGGTATTAAGATCTACCGCTCCATGAACCTGCCTTTCCTTGGCAAGTATGGTACTGCCTCTACCATCGACAATGCTGGCTCCTTCGTGGGTGCTGACGTTGAGGCTACCGTCACTGGCGAGAACAACCCCTATGGTTCTGCCACTGACTTCGACACCTCCTGCGGTCTGATCTTCCAACGTGAAGCTGCTGGTGTTGTTGAGACCATCGGACCTCAGGTCCAGGTCACCTCGGGCGATGTGTCCGTGATCTACCAGGGCGATGTGATCCTGGGACGCCTCAGCATGGGTACTGATTACCTGAACCCTGCTGCTTGTGTCGAACTGCACGCTACCAGCACTGCTGGTTCTGCATTCTGATTTTTTGTTCCTATACTGGGGGTCCTTCGGGACCCTCTTTTTTTATGGCAACCCCTTCTTACGCAACGTCCACCGAACTGGATGCTGTAAACTCTATTCTAATGAGTGTCGGAGAAACTCCGGTCAATACACTTGATGTGCAAAGTCCTGAAGTCGCTATTGCTCAGAGCACCCTCCGGCAGGTTTGCCGAGAAGTCCAAGCAGAAGGCTGGGGCTATAATACTGAGTATGAGTTCCCCTTTGTTTTAAATTCTGATAAAGAGATTGTTGTTCCTCCTACAGCTTTGAGGTTAGACATCAATCGTTATAAACACGGTGATGCTTATGACGTCACCCGACGTGATGGTAAGCTGTATGATCGCTATTCCCATAGTTTTAAATTCACTGGTATTGATACGTTATATGTTGATGTAGTATGGTTCTTTGAGTTTGAGGACATCCCTCAAGCATTCCGTGATTACATCACCGCTAAGGCTGCTAGAATCGCCTCTGGGCGTATGGTAAATGATGAGACTAGCATTAAGATCCTTCAGGCTGAAGAAAGCGTTCTGAGGGCTGTAGCTATTGAGTTTGATACCAGCCAAGCTGATTACAATGTGTTCAATGCAAGTGATCTTAGGAACCCTTACACTAGCTACAAACCCTTCCAAGCCCTGAGTCGATAATGGCAGCAGTCAATCAACGTATCCCTAACTTCCTGGGAGGTATCTCACAACAACCAGATTTTATTAAGTTTCCAGGTCAAGTCAGGACGTGTGACAATGCCTATCCTGACGTTACGTTTGGATTATCTAAACGTGCTCCTGGTGAGTTTGTCAGTGTTCTTTCTAATGCAACCGCTGATGGTAAGTGGTTTGAGATTCTTCGTGACAATGATGAGAAGTATCTTGTTCAGATCCAATCTTCTGGTATTCGTGTATGGGATCTAGCAACAGGAGCTGAGCAGACTGTTAATTTTGGATCTACCACTTCTAATTATAACTACCTAACTGATGGATCCCCTTCTCGTTATGGTATTCAAAGTATTGGTGACTATACTATAATCACTAATCCAGTTAAGACTGTAGCCACTGCTAGAACCACATCCAATACTTTTGGTAGTAACTATGCTTTTGTTACCGTTGATGCTATTGCTTATAATACTGAGTATGTTATTGGGATTAACACCTCTAGCATAACTTCAAGTACTAAACGTATTCTCAAGTCTCTCAGCATAAGTCCTGACAATTGGCAGGATAGCGATGGTAAGGCAAAGCATGTTGGTAAACGAGAAATCTTTAACAACAGTTGGGGTGGAGTTAAATATGCAGTGACAGTTAACGGTCAATCGTATGTAAATAGTTATAATAGCGAAAGTGAAGCTGATTATAACATGCGATACTATGCCGAAGTAATCGTACAAGATGGCGGACTAGATGCTCCTGCTACCGGTACACAGGTAGTTACTGTTGCTGGTATTAGTTACACAGTCAGTATTACTGATACCAAAGAATATCAATCATATGCAGACGCTAATGCTGCGTTTTATCGTACTCCTAAAAGCCCCGATGAAGGAGTCATTAGTGTTAATTCAGTTCTAGGTGGATTGAAGGATGCTTTACTTGCAACCTACCCAACATTGACTGTTGAGATTATTGGTAATGGATTGTTTATTCAATCCAGCTCTAGCCTTAACGTCACCACTCGTGCAGGTACTACAGACACTGCTCTTTCTGTTATCACCTCCACTGCACAGAACATCAGTAAACTTCCTTCTATGTGTAAGGATGGTTACATTTGTAAAGTGTCTAACACGGATCAATCTGAAGCAGATGATTATTATGTGAAG